TTTCCGCCAAATCCACAAAAACGCCCAAAAATTGATATAAAAAACAATATATGTTTGTACGTATCCTTACAGACATATATTCCAGTATATTGTATACAGTACAGTAAATACACAATTCTTTCATACACACACTAACCGCGTGAATCATATTCAATTTCAACTCTTACACATTTTAAACACCAAGACAATATGGCATCAACCTCTACAGTATCTTCATCCCAAAATCCGGAATTGACCGCAAGTCTTTTGGATAATCACAACAAATACACTTTTACTTTCAAACATATTCATACCAGCACTGCAAATGCATTACGCAGAACCATTCTCTCTGATATTCCTGTCTACGCATTCCGTACAGAAACAGAAGATGTCAACCTGTGCAAAATCGAAGAAAATACCACACGGTTTCATAACGAAATTGTAAAACAACGGTTAAGTTGCATTCCTATCCATTATCCAGTGGACCGCGAAGTATTTGTACATGACCTGAAATCACCAAGCAGCTTGGACCCTAATGTACCATCACCACAAGGCGGACTCATTCGATATGAACTAGATTTAGATGTACAGAATACCACCGAACATCAATTACGTTGGGTAACTACCGAAGAATTCCGGTTACGAGACAAAGAAACCAGCAATTATTTAGCACCAGAAGAACAACGCAAGATTTTCCCACCAAATCCAATCACAAACCGATACATTGATTTCTTACGACTCCGACCCAGTATTGGTCCGACTATTCCAGGAGAGAAAATCAAATTACACGCAGGCATTGGCATCAGTCATGCACGCGAAGATGGCATGTTTAATGTAGTCAGTGTTTGTGGATACCAAAACAAAATTGATATAAAAAAACGTGATGAAGCATGGCTAACCTATCAGCGACAACAATCCTCGAATGAACCAGATTCCGACAAAACAGAACAAGAAAAACAATTCGAAAAAGAAAATTTTAATCAATTGCAGGGACAACGATATTTCGTTTCAAACAAACAAGGCGAACCAATCGAATTCGACTTTACTGTACAATCCATTGGTATCTATGAACCAAGCGCCATTGTACAAATGGCATGTGATATCCTAATGCATAAGTTCAAGAAAATCATGGAACAAATCGAAGATGATACTTTGATTATTATTCCAAGTGACCGTATCCGAGAGAGCGGACAATACTTGAGCGTAACCGAAAGCACTATTCCAAATGCATATGATATTGTACTGGAAAACGAAGATTATACTGTAGGATGTGTCATGGAACGGATGTTGTATGACATGTTCTATGATGGAGAGAAAACACTTTCATATGTAGGTTTTAAGAAATACCATCCACATGATTCTTACAGTATTATCCGTATAGCCCATAAAGAAGATACCCCCACATTAAATCGCCAAGGTCAAATCAAACGTGCTGCATTCAGCGCATACGACGTATTTAAGAAAATCCGCGCAAAAATCGTATAATTTATACATATTTGTCATATAACATCCTATCCTACTACCCACTCTTGCAACTACCCCCCTTTATACCTTTTTTCTCATTATATTTACCAAAAATTGAAATAAATATAATAATTCCTGAAAAGGATATAAACCACACAGATAACCTGTACAGTGTTTATTTATAGTATCAACGATTCATCATTATTCTTCATATATCCACACTACAGTAACCACACATATAATCAAACATATCAAACTAACCAATCAATATGGATAAACGCATTAATCGCCAAATCGAAACCTATTTAACAAAATTCAAAAATGCCATGAAAGAACAAATTGTCCATTTAGATTTACCAGATAAAGACGAAGCAAATCGTATCGTAAGTTTCATTTACAACTATGACCGTTTAGTTCTCTCAAAAGAAGATGTCAGTAAACGAAAACGCGTGAAAAACGCCATACCAAATACAAACCGTTGTCACGCGAAGCGTGCCACAGGAGAACAATGTACCCGTAAACAAAAAGACGGGTGTGTCTTTTGCGGAACTCATGCAAAAGGTACACCACATGGTGTTATCGAAACAGAACAACAAGATAATGATAAAATCCGCGTAGAAGTATTTGCACAAGAAATCCATGGAATTGTGTATTATTTAGATAAAATCGGAAATGTATTCTGTACAGAAGATATCCTAAATAACCAGCTGAATCCGAAAATCATTGCGAAATATGAACTACATAATGATATTTACAGTATCCCTTCTCTCGGATTACATGCATGAATCCATCCATCAATCAATCCATCAATCATCTTGTGTTCCATCATGATTGATGCATACTACACTTTCTACTTCAATCATTTTACGACTATCATATACATATGTATTTAATGCTTCTGCTTGTTCATCCTTCAATTGTGGATGTGTTTTTAATATTTCTAACAAACGTTTTTGTGTTAATGGTTCTTTACGGGTTCCACTTCGATGCTGGATTATTCCATTTTTTAGCGTAAACTCATCAATATGATGTTCTTTCATTACCGCAATTAATTGTTCATTTTGCAATTTCTTTTCTGCACGGATTTTTGTTGCCATTTTATTAATCGCCTTCAATTTACTATCTAATTCCGTCCATGATTTTACAGTGGCGACTAATTCTTTACGATTCGTTACTACTTTTCCTGTAACACTTCCAGTATCATCTTGACTCAATAACTGTTGTTTTTGTTGCTGTTCGTGCTGTTTCTGTAAAGATTGTGCACTAAATATACCATCTGTAGTTGGAATTAATGATTGCATGTATATCTCTCTGCTATGATTATAAATCCTATATCTGTACAATACAAAAGGTTTTATACTATTTTTGTTGTTTCCATATCATTCAGTGATATATTTGTATGTATGCATGATATGTGGGTTTTTAGCCAGCGAAAAATATGTAGATAACATATACAGAACAGAATACTCATATCACAACAAACCCACTCAACACCACCCACAAACACCTAACCGTACTAAAATACTAAATTAACAAACGGTTATAAATGTTATTTACAAATCCACGAGCCACTATAAAACGTAGAGTAGATACAAGCACAAATCCCACAAATCAAAGTAATATGCTGTTTACGAAAACAAGGTATGTACAGCAACCGACACGTCCTACTGGTTCATTAATTCCAACGACAACCCGTCCTCGTGCAAAATTGCCATCACAACAACCTGTACAACAACAGCTCGTGACAAAACGATTAGCATGGGGTCCACCCTTCTGGTACTTATTTCATACCATTGCAGAAAAAGTGAAAGACGAACAATTTGCAGAAATCCGTGGAGAATTATTAGCCATTATTATGATGATTTGCCAAAATCTCCCTTGCCCCGATTGTTCTAAACATGCCACCCAATATATGAAAGAAAATCGATTCATGTTTACAGAAACCAAAGAAGGATTGAAAAACATATTATTCCATTTTCATAATAGCGTCAATGGACGTAAAGGATTAGCCATGTTTGACCGTACAGAATTAGATACATTTTACAGTAAAGCCATGATAATTCCTGTATATAATAATTTCATGCGTGAGTTTACGTCCAAAAGTCGAAATTCACGTATGATTGCCAATGATTTCCACCGCGAATCTATTGCTCAATATGTAAAATCTTGGTTCTCTCAACACACTGACTGTTTTCATGTATAAACATGAGTGAATGAGTGAATCTTATCAAATCAGTCCTTTTTCTTATATTTACAACGGAATGTCTGTTTCGTTGGTCTAGTACATACCTCACGATTACTTCCCATATGTATGTACTGCAATCTCGGCACTTTAATCGAATCAATAATAAACGAATATAATACACCTAGACCACCTGCTACTATTACTGTACCAATACATGTCATGGGAGTGAAACAAGTATACGAGAGATTCCATAGTATTTCACCCAAAATCAATAATGGGAACAAAATCAAAATCGCCAAATTCGGTAATTCTAACTTGTATAATGCAATCGGATATAACAAATAGAAAAATGTATAAGATAAAATGGCTAAACCCATTGGTAACTTATTCCCTACCATTCCATTGAGAGAAAACCCACGACATATCATCGATTGTTCCAAACCATCTTTCTTGAATGGCAACATCATTACAATCAAATACGTCATCACCATCCCAAAACACAATCCAACCAAATATACGAACCCACGAATTTCACCCATAAACACCGAACCTAATGTGAAAAAACATACCAAAATGAATGGTGCCAACCTGAAAAACATGTACAATAACGTCATAAATGTCATTTCCACCATGATTGTTTACAGTAATATCTGATACAACTAATATTATATTATCTTATATATTATGCACACAGAACCTTTTTTTACTTCTCATACTAAAACCAACTTAAACATTTCTCTCGTATTCTATTAAGACATTACGCAGTAATAAATAATACGAATTCACGCTACCACTCTATTTTACTCTACTTATTATTTCTAATGGGGATTCCAAGTTACTTTTCTTACATCATCAAAAATCATGGCTCTATTTTACAGAAAGCCATGGATATCACCCGTAATAATATCCATTTTCATAGTCTGTACATGGATTGCAATTCCATTCTCTATGATAGTTATCGTGATGTAACAACTACAGCATCCTCCAGTAAAAAACGTCTTTCTCAAGACACATTGGAAAATGAAATCCTGAAAATCACTATCGAAAAAATCCAATATTATATCGAAAAAATCCGACCAAGCGATACCATCTACATTGCATTTGATGGTGTCGCTCCTTTTGCTAAAATGGAACAACAACGCACACGACGTTATCGTTCCATGTATGAATCCACTATTTTCTCAAAACCATCTACTGATAATACAGAAAATACAGACGACGAATTATCACAACAATCCAGTATGATGTTCACTCCTGGCACCATTTTCATGCAAAAATTATCAAAACGCATGAAAACCGAATTCAACTGTACAGGCACAACTGCTCTATGCAAATTTGGTGTACAACATATATTGATTGCTACACCAGATGAACCAGGCGAAGGTGAACATAAATTATATGCACATATTCGCGAAAATGCAGATAAGTTTGCTGCATCTTCGGGACAATCTCACAGAGTTGATAATCCAAAAATCGCAGTATACGGATTAGACGCCGATTTAATCATGCTTTCTCTCTTTCATCTTACTTATGCACCTGAAATATATGTTTTCCGTGAAGCACCCGCATTCGCTGCTCTATATTTAGACCCCGATTTCAATCCGAATAAAAACCCTGACACAAATGAACCATGGTTTATCGATATTGCCAAATTAGGTCGTTCTCTCGCAAGCGAAATGGATTGTAGTGCACCCGACCCACATCGTATGAATGATTATGTGTTTCTCTGCTTTTTCCTAGGCAATGATTTTTTACCGCATTTCCCCGCGTTAAATATCCGTACACATGGCATCCAACGACTCATGGATATTTACAGAAAATGCATTGGAAATACACCCGAACGTTTTTTACTGTCACGCACCACCCCACCCACCATTAATTGGTCCGAAGTTACACGATTTATTACAGAATTAGCAAAATACGAAACACAATTTATTCATCAAGAATATTCATTCCGTAAAAAATGGGATTCTAAAACACCCGAACAATATCCTCGTAAAACCATCGATGACGAACGACGATTGTTAGAAGATATTCCAATTCTTTTCCGACAAGAAGAAACCTATATTTCTCCTAAACAAGATGGATGGGAAGACCGTTATTATCAACGCCTTCTCTCACCAACTCAAACCAATATGACAAAAGACGACAAAAAACAAGTTTGCATCCATTATCTAGAAGGATTAGAATGGGTATGTCATTACTATACCCAAGGCTGCATGCACTGGAGATGGAAATATCCACATGCATATCCTCCCTTACTAAAAGACTTGGCAATATATTCACCACCATTACAAACCCGTTTTATACATCCAAACGAAGACCCATATTCTATGCGACCATTTCATCCAAATACACAACTATTATATGTACTTTCACCCAATTGTCATTCCACTATTCTACCCGAATCTGTAAAAAAATACATTTATGATACAAATGAAACATATATACAATACTTTACACCACATAAAACACGAAATGATATTTTACAGTGGAATTTTCATTGGTCTTTTTGTAGATATTTCTGGGAAGCACATGTAGATACACCTCATATTCCAAAAGAATTACTCGATACTTGGGATTTCCATATTTCAAAATTATCATGAACTAAATGATATCGACACTTACTGTAAACGTACTAATACATACTCTATGAACTTGCGTTTGTAATATCTGTTGTATCCGTTACACCTGATAATACACTTTCTGTTGGACTTGCATGGGAATCCATTTGATGTGCTGTAAGTGTGGTTGCACTTTCCAAAATATTTCTAGAATACACTCCTACTGGTTTATCCAACCCAAAATACAATACTTTACGAATCGAATTATACGCAATCCCAATATCTTGAAGACATTCATTCGCATAATCAGTGATATTTCCCATTTCAGTAAGACAATCGTGTAATCTACGGTTTTGATTATGTACACTAATGTCCCGAATACAACGTAACATGATTTCGGTAGTTGTCAACACAAATAGTTGCAATACTTGATAAATCTCGGTGTTTTTCTGAAATGCCTTGTTTTTCCGTTGAATTTCTTTACGGAAATATTCCTTGGTAATCTTTTTTTCCAAATACTTGATTCTCTCCGCTTGATTATTTTCGACATGATCCATATGATATGTATGTACAGTTACATTCATTAAATGCAATGTTCCTCGGATATATTTCGATAGTTTCCCCATTTTTATCACACATGGGTCACGCGTATTTCTACGTAAACTATCCATAAACCGATGGTCCAGTATTAATCCACATACCGCATTATCGCCATGATTCCGTGGGGCTTCGCCATTTTCATTATTACGTCTTTGCCATTCATAATAATGAGGATTATGGATATTTGTCTCAATTCGTCCTGTACGCCAACTAAATGCAGTATGACATTGTGTACACCACATTTGGTCACATCCTTCAATCTTGTAAATCCCAGTTGCACATTTCGGACATGGTTTTGTATCACGACTCAATAAATCCGCCGTTTTTACATCATCTGGATTACATACATGGTCTCGTTTATCCGTAATCATTCCAACCGGAATATGACATTCTGGACATGTAAATGTATCACATAAACCACATTTCCATTGACTACTCAAGAACCCACGACAATCTTCTACAGGACATGCCCGGATGAATTTCTTTGTCAATGTAGTTCCATTACGTGTATTACCAATCTTGATGTCACGTTCTCTCATAAATTGACATGCAACTTCGTCTACTTTATTCCGTCTCCGAATGAGTATTCTTATTGCTTCATTAATCTCATCACGTTTACGATCCTGTTCTTGTAAATAACCTTTGTATTCCTCCATTATTCTTTCACGCGCCTTCTTCGCTTCAATCAATGATTGAGTATACGGAAATAATGATTGCTCAATATCATACAATACATCTTCACGTATTCCTTTATACTCGGATATCATAAATACCTTGGTAAATACAGAAGTCATAAACTTCCGTGTCCATTCCTTACGACAAACATACTCACCATGTACATCTTTTTCTGGATTCATGCATACGAAATTCTTTTCATTACGTATAAATCGAGTACAACATGCTCGACATGCCTCGAATTTACAATACATACATTCAATCGGCAAATGTGTCGATTTATTAAAATCATCACAACAAATATTGCAACTCATCTTGTAAATAATTGATTCGATGTATTACTTGAAACTATGAAATTGCAGATATTAAATTCAAACACAAACTCACCAACAAAATAAATATAAAATGTAATAAGTACAGAAAGTAGAACTATATATGATGTTTTTTACGATAAGTATATATGGATTGTACGAAATCAATTTTTGGTACAATACGTGATATTCCCTCCTCCTCTTTTTTTACCGAATATACTTTCCTGCACGAGAGAATGAATCCACAATATAAATAATGAAAACTCCTAAAAATGTGTACAGTAAAAACTCTTCAGTTACATGATGCGTCTGTTCATGTTTTTGTTCTTCTAGCAAATGAATCATATAATTCAGTTTTTCTAATACCTTATCTTGAGACATACCGGGTGATGCATTCCCACCGGAGGTGGGAATGGTAGTGGCGACGCCAGGAGCCACATTCGTTGGTGTCGCCTCCATAAAATTCTTCATCATCTCCGACATATTCCCTCCATAACTTTGCGCATAGTCCGATATCATTGGTTGCCTCAAATCATTCCCTGTACGAAATCCTTGGCGTCCCGCTTGGTCCATCGCCGTAAATGGCTCCTTTTTATTTACATCATCTTCTTCTGCTAATGCCCTAAATGGATTCTGAAATGTTTGTTTACCTGGTTTTGTCGTATCTGTATCACGCGCCGATTCAGGTGGCTTTATTGGTGTGAAATTCTGTAAATGATCACCATCATTCTGGGTCTTTACCGCACTCATATTTGACAATATCTCATTCACTTTATTCGAAAATGCCTCTTGTTTCTCAATTTGACTCTGAAAGGATTCTCTCGGATTTACTTGTATATTATTCTCTTGTTGTGGTGACTGGGTTTGTGACTGCACTTTCCTTTTTTTCGGTCTGGAAGACAACTTTTCTATAGGTCCACTTGTAAATGGACTTGCCGTTGTTAATAATGACATCTTTCTGTAAAAAAACTATCTCTTTCTTTAATGAAAGGGCATATATTATTTTACTAGAAATAAGCGACCTCACTTCCTAAACCAAAGATATATCTCAATTATATATACACCCTTTCTTTCCAAATCAACTAGAAATGCCATCCAATACTCGACTCCCATTGAAACCATTATCACCTATTAATTGCATCCCTCTTGCATTAATCATCCTCTTCTTACTATACCCTGGTTCCATCATGTACATGAGCCATTCCATTTTAGGCAAGTTATTAGCCGTTTTCCTTATCATGTATTACTCCGCCCATCATTTTGTTTACGGATTTGCCTTATGCATCTTTGTCATCTGGTATTACCAATCCACTAAACCATTCCATGAGAGATTCTCCGGTTTATCCGAAACCACCCAATCCTATGCCAACTATTTACCTAAACCTGCATCTTCTACCTCTTCTACCTCTTCCACCTCTTCCACCAATCCGAAACCCACTCCCAATCCCGTACAAGAATTACCATCATCCAAACACACTTCCGTGATATCCTGTGGCGTCTCTCATGCATATCCATCCAATTTACCTAAAGTACATCCAGAATCCGAAGCAGTTTTCCGTAAAAAACATTGCTCCGTCAATAATGTCATGATTTACAAAAATCAAGAAATCCGCAAATCCGATATGACCCATCATCTCTCCGAAATTGAATTCCATGGCAATGACACCACCTGCAATCCATGTGACCCTACTTGCCATTTTTCCATTCGTACCACGAAAAAAGAAACCGAAGAAACCCTAAAACCATTGAAAACCCGCGATTTCCCCGATT